GCACTGACAAAATCAGTGGAACCATCGCTAAGGGTCAGCGTAAGGCTGGACGTGCCCTCGGTAGTCACATCGACGCCAGCGGCGACAACGTAAGCCTTCTCCGGCAGTTTTAGAACCTCCAGCGTGTCACCAGCGTCAAGAGCAGCAAGACCTGCGTCACTCCGGGCGTTGGCAATTTCGCTGAAGTCCAGCTCAGTTTCAATCACGGCATAGCGCGAAAAATTATGAGCTGGGTACCCAACAGAGTTCTTATCGAACCCAACATTATCAGTAAAATCAGTCATGTCTGACTCCTATTAGGCAAACTGAACAACAGACGTTGCAATCGCCTCGGGCTTGGTCACTTTGTAGCCATACACTTGCAGGCCACGGATGATGTCGCCAAAGGTCGTCTCAGAGCGAATCGTTTCCATATTGGTCATCTGAGAGGCAAAAGTGAAGCCCATCTTATGACCAGCAACGACGTGAACACCACCAGTACCATTTGAAGTGTCGTCCAGCAGATTGTGGCTCATGTAGAGAGTGAACCGATCAATCATGCCGAGACGGCCATTCCGAACGATGGAGGTGCCGTCGCCCGTAAGAGACGCATCTTTAAGTTCCGATTTCTTAATCAGACCAGCCATGCGAGCCGGAATAATTACGAAACGATCTGCTTCGGGAACGTTGTTCTCATCGAGAACTGTACCAAGGTCAACCATCAAATCGGTAACTGAAACAGTGCTATTCGCGCCGTCAGCAGAAACCTGAAGTGGAGAAGCTGAAGTACCAAGATCAAACGCTCCAGACTGCTTACCAGCACCAGAACCAGCGTTGAACGAATCAGCGCCAGCAGCAATGTTTGGAAGCACACGGGTGTCGATCTTAATCTTCATACGCTCGGAAGCGTCTTTAGACCACTGATCCATTAGGTTGATGTCTGACTGCACCTGATCCACATCGTCTTCGACGCAGGCGAAATACTCACCCTTGTCGATAACAAGCTGGATTTTAGGCTTGTCAGGATTCTCAACGGTTAGCGGCTGGCCTTTAACGTAATCACGAATCGTGATTTCGGGGGTCTGCCGGATATTAACCGTATCACCAAAGTTACGAATTTCCCCTTCATAGTCGGTGTTACTGACCGCCGCCAACACAGTGGCGTCGTAAAAGTTTTCGATCAGTTTTCCCGACCAAATTTCAGGGATAAAGTTGCCGCTGTAATTAGGGCGGCCCTGAACGGTTGGATAAGCCATGATTTAGCTCCTTAAATCAACTATTTACAATACGACCCTCTGCCTGTGCGGCAAAGATATCGCGTTCCATGCGGTCCCGCTCTTTTTCACGACCTTTGTACTTACCCTGTCGGACATCGTTAAAGAATTTTTTGATGTCTTCGGGAGAATACGTCTTCGCGTCAGAAGCTGTGGAACTAGCAGAATTACGTGCCCTTCCGGGAGCAACCTGTTTTTCTAGTTCACTAGACCGTCGAGAGTTTTGTGCAGCCTTAGCTTCACCACGCCCAGTTTGACTCATCCAAGTGTTGAAGAAATTTGCGACTCGCTCAGAATCGAAATTCCGCTGTGCATCTTCAAGCATCGTTTGACGACGAATACCAAACAAAGGGTCAACTTCCAAAAGCCAAGTTTGAAAGTCCGGGTCATCATTGATTTCCCGCCAGTTGGGTACCGACGACGAAAGCTGAGACCAAAACTGTTGCTCGGTCGATGCCTTCTGTTGCTGTGCAAGGTTGTTAACTTGTGGGACAACACTCGACTGAAGCTGTTCTAAATACTTCTCAAGTTGTGCAATCTTTTGAGTAACCGGCATATATTCTTCCCGGCTAACTTTACGCATGATGTCAATGGACTCGCCATATTCTTCGACATCCTGTTCTGACACCAAACGCTCTGCTTCAGTCATAGCCTGCGTAGACTGCGACTGTTGCTGTTCCGAAGATAGCGTTGAGAGAAGTTGCTCCATTTGCTGAACCCGCTGCTGCAGCTCTTTATTCTGCGAATGCAGACGTGGAACTTCAGCGTTATACATACCCTGCAGAGTACGATACTTCTGCATTAGCGTTTCTTCATCATCCTTGGAATTTTTACTCTGCTTAGGCTCCTGCTCGTCAGAGTGAGGCGCTTCCTCGTTTACAATCTCATCGGCATGACCGGTTTTTTCAGTAGTGTCAGTATCTTCAACAATGGTTTCGTCGGCGGTAGAAGTTTTTTCACTCTTACTATCGCCCGCTTCATCATCGCCGTTGACCTGTGCATACAACTGTTGGACAGCCTCGGTTTGTTTACGAATCTGCTCTGGAAGTGGCATAACAAAACGCTCCTATCGGTGTGCGTTGATTTATCGGCGAGCCTCTATGACTTTGCCGCTGATTCAGGGGCTTCGCGAAGTAAGCGAACTAGTTCGCCTATAGCCTGACACCGCCCCTGTTGGAGTGCCGGGTTATTCAAAGAATACGGTAACTGATGTAGTTCGTGCAAGTGCCAATTTTCAACCCATTCAAGAACTTCAGAGTATTGTTTCGAGATATTTGCTAAAGATTTAACAACTTCAGGCGATGGCTTTTGCATTATGTGTTACCTGTATCACGATTTGATACGACATTTCCTTCACGCCCACCCATAGGCGCTCCTGATGGATCAAGATTAGTAGTCTGGTTGGTCGGGTCTTCTGGATTCTCTGTGTTCTGTCCCTGTGGTTGACCCGACTCTGCTTTCATTCTAGCCATATATGCTGACTTTTCTTTTGACGGAATAATCTCATCAACCGGCATTTCAAGACCCTTAGCAATTTCTCGGAGAATAGCCGCACGTCCGTCAATACCAACGATCTCCATATCAATCGGATTCGCCGTAGCATTAAGAGACTCAACTCGACGTGTGTTAACCGTCTCTTTAACTGCCAAATTGATCGCACCACGAGCCTGAATCTCTGCATCACCTTTGATGCTATTGTCTTCGTCGTAGCGCATGTTGTAGATAAACTGACGCTCTACAATCGGTTTCACAACATCATTGTCGATGTGTGAGATAACCTGCCGAATACCTTTACCTGCAGCGCCCATAAGCATTGAAAGCCCAGAAGACGTGCGACCAGCGCCTTGCACGTTCAGATCACCGTAGATATAAGCCGGAATCCCTGAATGCTCATCAGCAAGACGGCTAAATTTTTCGTAAACCCCTACCAATACATCAGCATTGCTGTTGGGCTGATCAAAACGCACAGCAGGAGCGCTTGAACCCATAGGGTCATTAGTAACCTGCCAGAGTTTCCACGGGTAAACTTGAGTAATGTCTTCGTTAGGCGGAATACGATCAAGATTAACCTCAACCTGTGGCCCAGAGGCAATACCCATATTATTAACAAGCGACCGCGCAGCGGCGTTGCACACGCTCTGGATATCAGCAATCGTTTCAGGAATGCTTTTACCCCAAAACGATCCGGGTTCTTTAATAAACGAAGATTTCACATAAGGTTTCTGACCTAACGGATCGTAGTTAAGGATTGCTTTAATGACGTAACTGCCAACAATCCATACGTTTGCATCATACTCGCGATCAGGGTCTTCAATCTCGTTTTCTTCTAGTCCCCACTCGATTAACATGCGACCCGAAACTTTGCCCCAAAATTCAAGAGCGTCAAACATATCAGTTGGGCGCATCTCCGTATGAAACTTATCTTCAAGCTCGTCTTTAACGTCTTGGATATCTTCGTTAATCCAAGATTGGGCAGGACCATCTTTTAGGACTTTGCGGATTGCATCGTCGTCATAACCCGGTACACCAATCAAATCAGACATTTCCATACGAGTCATTGGGTGGTGCTCAAAAATATAACCTTCGTCAAGGTTAGTAATTCCCGGCTCAGGGTAAATACGGAACGGATCAACGCGGTCAAACTCGGGGGCTAAACGCTCAATAGACGCAACATCTACAGAGCCATCTGGCGATGTAGTCCAATCAAGGCTTCGCTGCCGACGGACAACTGGACCTTTTAAAAACGCAGCCGGATATGTTGACAAGTCAGTAACAAAATCGTTAAACGCATCAAACCAACCGCCTTGAGCAAACTGATCTTCAATTTTCAACTGCATCTTATCGGCACGGTTTTTAGCTTCTTCGAGAATCTTAAACCTGTAGTCTTGCGCGACCATCTCGCGCATCTGGCTCATTTCCTCGCGAGTCGGCGCTTGACCTCTGCCCTGAATAATCTGCGTAACTTTTTCAGCAAACATGTTCTGAATTTCTTCAGACTGTTGTGGGGATAGATCAGGAATCGGTGTAGGTATCACTGCCCACGGGGGTTCGCCTTTATCCAATAAAATATCCCGAAGCCAGCTCTCTGCAGCTCGACACTTAACTTCGGTAATTAACATAAAAATTTCTGAACCGCCCTGCATTTTAATCTGCTGGAGTTTATCCGGTTCATATTCGCCTGCTCGCTGCCGCAGAGACTGAAGCATCCGGTGTTCAATAGGGCGTTTAGCAATTCGTGCTGCATCCCAACACTGCCGCAGGTAAGCAGTTAGACCCAAAATCATTGGGTCATTTTGCCTCTCTTGTAACGCTTCTTCTCTTGCCCTTTCTTGGGCATCAAGTTCTTCATTACCTACAACACGCAGAAAGGTAAGGCCCGCCATATTTACTTCCGTTTTTTCGCTGTCTTAGCAGATCGTTTAAACGCTTTGTCAGTAGGTCGGCCTTCTTCGCCGGGTTTACGCATCCGTTCACCTGATCCAGCTTTTATACGAGCACGTTTTTTGTGAATGTTCGCGTACAGACCTTCTTTAGCCATCTTCAGAATCCTGCATCATTGCTTCACGCATTTTTGCCCTAGCCGTTAGCTGGTTGCGAACTGGCATAGTAGGATCACCACCGACCATACCGCCCATAGCATAACCCATACCGACAACCATTACAGTATCTACGCCTTCCGGCTCTGGCATTTCAGCAGTATTCATTTTCGGATTGTCTGAATACACTGTACTTGGTTTCGTTGCATATTGACCTTTAGGCATATTGCCTCCTTTAGCAGATGCAACATCTTTCCTGTGATAAACACGTTTAGAAGCCTCAGAGTGTGTAGCCCCCGTATGAATCGCTCCATCTGGCATCTTGTGCGTTTCGCCGCTATACGGCGTACCGTCTGCAAAATAATGAACGCCCTTGGCCATGACGCCTCCTACAACGGTTTAGCTGGAGACGCTTTCGTCTTATCGCTAAGGCCGGTATTACCACCGCCCATGCTCTTGCCACGATCAGGGCCATTTTTAGTTGCCATACCGCCTTTTGCGTAGCCCTTACGGTCTTTCTTTTCTTTCATCATGATAAAACCTCTTTGAGATTGTGTATTTCAAGACCCGATGTATCACAAAAAAATCCCCGGCTCAAGGCCGGGGGCAACAGAGGAGAGTGCGAAATGAACTAACAATGAAGTGCTAAGTCCATTATGCACACCTTACTGCTTATGTCCAACCCCCTGCTGCAACTTGTTTAACTTCCCGCGTCGTAGTCTGCAATGCTCCATCGCCATTGTACGAAATATGTAGCATTAAGTACTGCAATGCTTCAGCAATGTGGCTATGGCTGTTTTTATCAATCGTCCCATCAATATTTTTCTTATATCGGTACCCACCCATCATCGCGGATTTCAGATGCGTACATCGTGGGTCTACTAAAAACGCCGGGTCACCATCAACCTGCCGCATAAGAAAATCATCAACTGCGTTAATTCTTGCTGAGACGTTATTAGTTTTCGCCGGAAAGACTTTCATCCCCTCAGCTTTAATAATATCGACCGCACTGCGCTCGTCGGTTTGCGCCCGCTGCACACCCGCTGGGTCTGTAACTACAACAACTGGCGCTCCCATAAACCGCTCAAATAGCAACGGCTTGAGCAACGAGCGAACAAACCGCTGAATACCCATGTCAAAGCTAACCGCTTCACCAAGAATCAATGCGCGTCCACGTGGGTCTTGCTGTCCGATCACCGCCGCAGGTGTCAACCCTAGATCAACCCCAACAATAATAGGCCGCATCCCATTAACAACTGCCCGCAAATGTTCTTGCGCCATGTGATAGTCAGGTCGAAAATATTTATAAACCGGCTTACCTGCACTAGACAGCCCGTATTCCCCATCTATATATACTCGGATGTACTCCTCACTACGGCCCTGTGTGTCGTAGTAGCCATCAGGTAAGTTTTCAATATTCTCTGCATAAGGACTACGCCCAGAGGGTTGTTTAAACACATCCCATCCATTGTCGTTAGGCGTCACACCATCTTTGGGGTCCAGATGTTCCATCTGGTAATACCACCAAGTATCCATCGTTGGGGGGTTTGTATCTCCCCACATTCCATGCCACGTCGGACCGCCGTCTTTTTTGGAAGGAAAACGACCTACACGTTTAGACATAGCATCAATAATCTCGGGGTGTATATCCCGGCACTCGTTAAACCATGCGCCAGTTAACTCAAGCGAGTTCAAGTTTGCCACGTCATCAGCATCGTCCAACGCTCGGAACATAATCTCGGACTCAACATCCCCAACGCTAAAATAGTATGTCTTCGTTGTTCGCATAAACCGCCCGCACGGACCCGGCGGAAACCAGTCGAGAAATGTCTTGATCGTCGTATCCTGAAGCTGTCTGGCAGTCTGCCGTACAATCGCAAATCGAGACTTGCGTACACCCTGCTCGTTGGGTTCCTGCTCAGACGCCCGGCGAAT